CTTGCAACATGCCTAGCCCTTCTTCCACGTCGCGGGACTCGGGACTAGCTAACAACCGTTCCACCGCCGCTGAATACTCATTCTGTCCGCCCGCATGGTCGAATAAAATAGCGGTCGCTTGCTGGGAACCGGACGCGATAATTTCCGAGTAGCGCTGAAAGTCCCGTTGTTGCGACTTCGTGAGTGTTTCCTGTAGTCGGTCCGATTGGGCCCCGCTGTGTAGTTCATTGCGTAGTTGAACTTGTCGAGCCCTACCGACCGCCTGTATGCGCTCGGCGGCGGCACGCTCACGAAGGGCCGCAGCTTGTCGTTGTTGTCCCTTGCGTGTCTTACGCTTCGGGGCTAGGCGCTCGGTCTGCTCACCGATTCGCAACCGCACCCCAGGGTTTCGCACGTCGGGCAAGTTAGACAGTACATCGGCCCGGGCTTTTCGTTGTCGTGCGGCGGACGCTTGCGCGGTCGTGACGATTCCCGAGACACGTGGCGGACGGTAAACCGCCGGTCGTTGCCTTTTCGCTTGTAGGGGAACCGACGTTCCGAGTTTTATGGCTTTGGTTCGGGCCCGGTAGTTCGCCGAGTTTCTAGCTTGGCGCGCAAGATAGGCGGCGAGTTTGGCGGGGTCTGTCGGCTTAGCCATTGTTTACCTTGCTAGCGCTTGGCGCGCTGCCATTGAGGATTGACCCACGAGAAACATGGACCCACGCCGGTAGTGGCGTCTACTTACTTTACGCACGAAGTTTTGAGCATCGGCCAATATCACCCCAGGGGTTACGGCCATGGGCTCGAAGGCAACGACGGGGGCCGTGGCGTCGGCTAGGGGGCCTGGGGTAACAAACATTTTTCGCCAGTCGGCGGATTCCCACAGTCCGAAGGTTCCTTGCATGGTTACGAGTGTGGCGAAGGGCTTAGAGTCGGGCTCGCGTTCCTCCACGACGAAACCACCGTCGGGCAAGAAATAGTCGCCCTTCGCGTAGTCGAGTTGGGCGGTCCCGAGCGCCTTACCGTAAACGGTTTCGCCTACGCGTCGCTCATACTTGGCGGCATCGACTAAATGTAAAATTACGTCGCCGTCGGTGCCTTTACCTTTTTGCCATTCCCGGCCCCCGTCGAAGGCCCATTCGAGGAAATAGGGGTTGTCGAGTTGGATGGGGTTTCCGAGTAAATAGACCCGTGTTTTAGCGCGACCTTTAGTGTCGGTGCGTGACCGGTTCACGGTAATCCACAGTCGTCGCAACCGTTCGACTTCGTCGGTGATATAGCGCAAGCCCGGGGCGGCGAAGCATTCGTCGTAAATGATTGCGTCTACTTCGGGGTACTCGGTCCCCTTCATTTGGTACGACGTCGATAGGGCGGCGAACCGTACAATGGTCCGCCATTTGTCGCCGTCCGTTTTGACTTGCCCCGCGTTGCCTTCCACGCGAAATTCGTACCCGGGGTACTGCTCGGCGATTGAGTCGAAGAAACCCGACTTCGCGTAAAGCAATTCGACCAGGTTTCGCCGTACCCACATCACTTGGCGACCGGTGCGTAGTGCGGTGGTTACGGCGTCGGCTTTGATTCCGTAAGTTTTACCGATGGAAGGGGGACCGGCGACGATTGATATGAGCGCATTTCTCGACTTGATAGCTCGATAGTCGTACCACTCGAATTGAGTCGTTTTAGTGTCGCTCATTCGTCTATGTCCAATTGAGCCCCGAGCAATTCCACGGCCCAATATCCGACTGATCGACCATCGGCGGCGACACGGATACACCGGTAGTCGTGTCCGCTAGCAGCACGGACCACATAGGTACGCATACCCCGCCATTGCCATTCAGTCGGGGTTACGGTTTCCGGTGTTATAAACGGACCGTGCGCGTAAGCGGCGGACCGGGGTGTATGGCGGGGTGGAAGTACAGAGCCCGACGCCACGGGTGGTGGTGTCGGGCCCTGGTCTTTCACCGCCTTAGCTCGGCGGCTCATGGTGTTACTTGGCGCTCTTGGCGCTCTTGGCGGGAACTACGACGGCGTCGTAGACCTTCGTAGCGAATCCGTCGTCGGCGTCTTCGTCGGTGACGTAGGACACCGTAAGGGTGTCGCCGGGGTGGAGGTCGGTCGCTTTCGCTGCCTTAAGTGCCGCAGCGATAGCAATGGCAATTCCGGTTCCGGTGTGGATTACGGTTTCTTCGCCGTCCGTGTCGATTACGGTCACGTCGGCTTGCATCTGGACGGTACCGGATACGTCGAATTTTGGCCCGACGATACGCCCGTCTACGAAGTCGGGAACCGCAACATCGACAATTGAGGTTACGACGCCTTCGATGGTCGTACCGACAGACGGAAAGCGGGCTGTGCGTAGGCGTGTGGTGCGAGAAAAACGTCCCATTAGAAGTTCCTTTGTATTGTTTTGTGTGTACCGCCAAATTGACGACGTTGTTATTGTTACACAGCCAACCTGAGAAACCCCTGTGAAAGCCTTATTCAGCTACACTCCCCTCTATGGGACGTTATCCAGAAAAGCCGCGCAAACCCGAAGCTTCGCCATGGCTGAACGGCGACGCACAAGACCTTTACGACCACTACTACTCTCGGCTCGCCGGGGTCGCCGCCACCCGCTACCGGTGGAAGGGGCTACCCGACAACATCGACCCCATGCGACTCGAATACGCGTTAGTTCTCCAAGGCGGGTTAGCGGCCTTCACGCATGTACGCCCCCGGTCGCCCTTGGGCGACGGTAAAGACGAAGCGAAAAACGGGCGGTTCACGGTAACTAAGGCGACCTACGGGGGTGCAACCCTGGACGACCTTTTCAATCCAGCGGCCTACACCACATACGGACCGAACGGTTCCGGTGGTACCACGTTCAACACAAACGGGACCTTAGACAAATGGCGGGGCGTCCCTATCTGGGGCGACTCACTTCGCATGGACTACGACGGCGCGACAATCCGAATGTTTGCTAACCGGCTAGCCCGGGCGTCGCTAATTGTCGATGTAAACATGGCAGCGACCACCCGGGGCATTGTCGCGGTGACAACCCAAGACAAGCTACTCACGGCTCAAACGACCATTGAAACCGCCATGAGCGGGCTAACGACGTTTACCGCCGACCCCGACATGATCGACAACCTAAAGACACTCGACTTCGGCGTACACCCCGACACCGTCGAGCGTAGCCACGTCGTCGCCATGCGCCTATGGAACGAAGCACTAACCGCGCTCGGGACCCAAGCGGGGGCCCAAGAGAAAGAAGAAAGACTCACCGACGACGAAGTACAGGCCATTCGGGGTGCGGTTGCCGCAGTCCGTCGCCGAACCTTAGAACCCCGTAAGCAAGCCGCCGAGCTAATCAATCGACGCTACTTCGACGGGGCTAACATCGTGGAAGTGGTAGACCAGTGGTGAACATAACCGACATTCCAGATTTCCCGGGGCTACCCGGCCAACGCCCGACCCCAGGCACCCCCGACACGGTTACGCCGGTCGCCGTCGTCTTAGTCACCGCCCCACTCGACGCCGAAGGCACAGCGACCCCAATAAACGCCGCAGCGGTGGACGCCTTCATAACCGCCGAAGTAAGCGCCGGACGCGCCTACACCACGACAGTAGAACGGTGGGCCCCTTGGTCGCCGCTCGACGTGGCCCTGGGGTACGGTGTCGCCGTCGGATATAACTACGGTCGCTTCACCATCGGCGGTCGTAGCTTTTACGCCTATGTCAGCGCCGAATATCAAAACTTAACCACCACCACGCTCGTACCCGAATCCGACGACTGGACGACCTACGCCCCGACCATCGGATATAGCACCGTAAAGCGCGGACACGTCGCCGTAGCCGCTAGCCAGTCGGACACATACGGCGATCAGTACATGACCGCCCCCGAACCCGTAGACGCACCCCCGACCCGGTCGGTACTCGACGCCGGAATACTCGACGCCGCCCTAAGTTCATGGCGGGTCGTCGTCGTATGCGCCAACGACTTACGCGGCGACGGTGAAACCCCATACTTCGCCCCGCATGTATCAAGTGCCGACATTGTTCGGGCTCATAACTTCGCGTCCGACGCCACCGCAGCAAGCGGCGGCGGCGTCCAGGTCGAAGTACCCGCAGTAAACTACCCGTGGCTCGGCGGGGCCGCGCTCGACGGTGCTTTCTATTGGCCGTTTGAAGAAAGCACATTCAACATGAACAACGGGCGACCGGAAGACAATTTCCGCACAGCCGCCCGACCAACCCATAAGGGTATGGACATGGGCTACGGGGTTGCCAACATCGAAGGCACCCCCGTTCGAGCAATAGGCGACGGCTACGTAACCACAGCGGGCGACAACGCCGACGGGTACGGAAACCGGGTCGTGATAACCCACCCGAACGGCTACCGTTCCACCTATAACCACATGAACGCCACCCCGACCGTAACCGTCGGCGAAAGTGTGGTCGCCGCTAAGGTACTCGGCGGAATCGGTACCACCGGCGACAGCACCGGAAACCATTTGCATTTCGAGATATACGAAGAAGCAATAAGCGACTACATCGACCCGCTCGCGTTCATGGCGGAATATAACCCCTTAGACCTGATCGTAGGCACCGGGCTACCCGGTAGCGGCCAATCGACGGTGTACGTTCCGAAGGTCACACCGTCGCCGGTGTCCACCATTGACGGCGTTACCGTCGGCGGCGGCGTCTACACGTTCACGATGGACGGTTACGCCGCATTCCTTACCATCATGCAAGGGGCCCCATGGGTACTCAATGGCATTGTGTCCACCGCAATCGTTCCGGCCTGGTCGGTACCCGGGGCCGGTGATGGTGTCTACACCCCCGTAATACCACCTACTAGCCCCTCAGACCCTAAATGGGCGACCGTCGCCGCAATCCCCAACTACATTGGAAAACTCACCACAGGGGCCACCACAGCAAGCGCGCTAAACGGGTGGCGTACCACCGTCGCCGGGTCGCTCGGGCTCGGTGTCTACAGAAAACTACTCACGTCACAATTCACGCGAATCATGGTTAGCGACGGCGACACCGAACACGACTTTAGCCCCGAAGTGTGGAAGTCCGCCGACATATCATTCGGTGTAGTCACCGAAGCAACCCACGGTATACCGAGCATTCGAGCCATACCCAACAACTACACCGCGCTCGGTGAGCAAAAGGGAATAACCTACGCCTTCGGTGGAACCCAAGGGTTAGCGTTCAGTGGTCGGGCGTCCGCCGCCGGTGACACAGCACAGCAAGACATGGGCCCGTGGCTCGCCGCATACTCGGCGACCACGTCCCGCTACACCTTGCGCGAACAACAAGACCTAGCCCTGTTACTGGCACGCGAAAACGTGCAAATGGCGCTCGGCGTGCAAGGTATCCAAGTCGTACTAGGTGCCGCCGGTGGTCTAGTTGGGGGTGCCGCCGGGGTCGCTAAGGCCGGGGCCACTGGACTAGCGAACCTAGCCACATCGACTATCACCGCTAACAACTCACTGGAACTACTCGACATATCCCAAGACGGTTCAATCGACATAGCCGCCTATCAACTAGGGCTAAGCGGAATTGCTAACTACTACAGTTTCGACGCGTGGGCCCAATCGCTCGACTCGGCTAGTGGTGGCGGTGGGGCTCACTCACTCGCCGGGGCGTGGCGTGCCATGCTCGGGCGTGCGCTCGACGTAATGATCGTCACCCCCACAGCCGACGCCGTAGCCCGTGCGCTTTCGACCTGGAAACGCTACGGGTATATGATCGACCGGGCGTTCGTACCGCCACGGCTCGACGCCATGGACCGGTTCACCTACTGGCAACTCGAAGACCCCACAATACTCGGGGCCATGCCCGCCGCCGCTCGTGCGCGAATCGCCGACCGGTTCACCCGGGGGACAACCATTTGGACCGCTGTGTCTGAGATAGGCACAAACCCCGCCAACACACCCCGACCCGGCGTAAGCTACTAACCATGACCGCCTTACCAATGACACTCGAAGACGCCCTACGGTATGAGGGTTACACCATCGACGTAGCCGAAGTGGATGCTTTCGACATTGCCGTAGCTAGCGGAACGATCAGCGTTCCCGCTATGGCCGCGTCGAAGCTCACTTGGGCTCGGGACGAACCCCCGGTACTCGGCGACGACCTGTATTTGTCGAACCTCCCCATATTCGCCGACGAATACCGACCGGTTATTCTGTCGCACATTCTCGACCGATTCCGCACACGTCGCCTTGGCTATAACACCCCGGGCGAATGGCGGTTAGCTTTCCGTCGGTGGGGAAACCTGAACATGACCATACCGAACCGCCGGTACGTGTCCACCGGTGTAGCCCTTCCCCTGGACGACCGCGACGAAACCGACGCCACCGACCGGACCTTAGCCGCCACTAGCCACGGGCTCGACATTGGTAGTGACTTCCCGCAATCACTCGTAAGCGGCGACAGCGACTACGCAACCAACGCCACCGACCGCCGAACCGCCGACAACACCGAAAGCGGCGAGACCACCCGCCGAACCGGTCGCAGTCAATCCACCATGCGACTACTGGACGAACAACGGGCAGCGTATCTGAACGTAGACGCCGAAATACTCGACGGGCTCGAAACACTATTTTTGGGTCTATTCGACCAAGGCGAGGGAAACCCCCGCGCACAGTACGGCATAGCCGCTAGCGGCGTGCCCCGATTGAACTGGTAAGGTTCACGCTATGTCGCCATTTGTACCCCCACAGCCACCACTGGAACCCGACGCCCCCGAGCCCGCACCACCGCTGAACGTCCCGCTACCGCCGCCCGAAGTTGGCTTCGGTTCACCGTGGGCCCCCGCCGACGCTGAAAACCGCGACCGCATTTTGGATTGGTGGCGTATGTGGTTCCGCCGGGTATTCTTCCCCTGGATTACCGCATGGACCGAATATTGGGCCGCACAGTGGGCCCGCATTATTGCGTACCTGAATGAGTGGTTAGGGTACGCCGGTGAGTACATCGAAGACCACGCCGTTAACGGTCATTCGTGGTGGAAGACAGACACCCCCATATCCGAAGCCGGTACCACCGTCGTCGTACTGCCTTATGACGAGTTCCGGCCCATTCTGCTCGGCGACCTTGTCAGCGACACCACCGACGACATTCGCTACGGAATCGTAACCGCACTTGTAGACGACACGCACGCCGAAGTAACCCCGCTTGGAATCCTTCGGGGCTTGCGTGGCTTCGCCGGTACCGGGTGGTGGACCACCGCCACCGACATAGCACACACCGGCGACACCGACGTAGTCATAACCCCCGCCGCCGACCGCGACCCCCAAGTCGGCGACCTGGTATTGGATAGTTCAGCATCCGTTGCTTACGGCTCGATCACGGTAGTAACCGACCCGAGCAATGTCACAGTGACATTCTTAGGGACCCTACAAGGTCCCGCCGGAATCGCCGACGTAGGCGCATTCGATTACACGACCGCAGCACTAGCGCCGAAGGGCGACCCGGGCGACACTTACCAGGGTGTAATGGTCGGACAGCCGAACATGGTCGGGGCCTACGTGATAACAACAACATCACGGGCCTGGGTTCGCGTGTACGCGAGTGAGGCTTACATGCTCGCCGACGCCGCCCGCGACATTTACACGCCGCTAACAATCGCCGACGACCACGGGGTCTATTTAGACTTCGTGAGTATCCCGGGCGAGTTGGACAAGACACTAACCCCAGGTATCCAATTCACCGACATCGGTGATGGTCTGTGGTTGTCTGTACTCAACACAAACCCCACGACCCCCGCCGCAATCGGTATTCACTTCGATTACCGAATCTTTAGAGACTAGGATTAGACCATGGCATACGCACAAGCTACCCTCACGTCGGCGAACGCCGCCAACGACTTCGCCAACGTACTCGACGGTCTCTTTACCGTCGCCGGATGGGAGACAGTCGAAACCCTCACCCCGTCCGGTAACTTTCGTAACCGTGTCTACAAGTCGCCCGGGCTCACGAACCTATGCGGGTACGACTGGTATATCGCTATGTCGTGGACGACCATCGGCACCGAAAACTACGTCGAAGTGTGGGCGGCGGAAGAATACGACGCCACTACAAACATGCTCACCGGGATGCTCGGGTCCACTTTCCCTGAAAACCCGGGCACAAGTTCGACGCGGACCACACAGCCAGTCACCGGTCACTTCCTCCAAAACACGTTCAACATGGGAACGAAGGTCGTTTCAGCTAGTCGGTCGGTTGCATACCAGATTGCGAATAGTTCCACGTCGGCTATCTACCCGGGCTTCCAAACACTAATCCCTTCGAGCGCCTTCGCTTACTGGATGAGTGTGACATTGGACCACGTCGGTATCTTTACGACCGTCGCCGTCAATGCACAAAACGCGGTCTACTCGACGCTCGACATGGACGCCGCCTACGTCGCGTCGGGGCTTTACGACCCCACCCCCATCATTGGCTGGGATATTGACAACTTCCTTATGTCGTCGTCGTTGTACGGCGTCCCGACCTCGAACAACGAATTTAGGGGTATCCACGCAACATTTAGCGGGGTATATGGCTCGAAGCTTCCCGCGCTATCCGACGAATACTACGACGCCTACGCATGGCGTCCAAACGTCTACCTGGACTACATGAACGGTGGAACCGCCGGGGCCAACCCCTTCCAAAACTCGGCGATCACCGGCGAAGTCCTGGTCGGTACCGCGCTCGACATTTACCTAGTGTGGGGTGGTAGCATCGGCGACACCGTAACGATTGACGCCGCCACTTATGTACTCACGGGCCCCATGGCTAACACGATGAGTGTGGGTTCCCGTCCGACCATCGCGCTACTGGTCGAATAATGGCCGCGCTAGGGATTGTTACCACCCGGGTACCCACCGAACAGCGGGCCGTTCGGGTACCGGTTAGTGCCTACACGGTTGTTCGTGGGAACTACCTGGGTGGTCTCACGCTTCGAGTACCACCGCCACGAGCCCCCAAGCGGGCTACGCTCGATAACTACATCGTTCGCCAAATATCCATCGTTTACCGACAGCTATGGCCCAACCACGGCCAACGCTTCCCGCAGTGAGGTAGGGTGAAACCATGACTAAATTCTCCACTAAAACTTGGGTCGGAACGCTCAAAGTAAGTAGCCCGTTTGGGGCTATTGACAGCATCCGAACTAAGCCACACGCCGGGGTAGACATTATTACCCCCGGGGCCTGTCTTGCCCCCTTCGACGGTGTCGTAACTCGTGGTCTAGACCAGGGTGTCGCGCCGGGTGGTTACGGCAACCACTTCCAAATTGTGAGCCACGACGGTCGCTTCGTCTTCATGGTCGGGCATAACAACCTGAACAGTGAAATGGGCTTGCGCTCGGGTGATCGTGTCGCCGCCGGACAAAAAATCTTGGCGTCGTATGGCAAGCCAAGCACCGGTAACACGTCGGGGCCGCACTATCACGAACAACTCACCGACCACGGGCGACTCGTGAACCTACTCGACTATCTCGGGAAGACGTGGGGTGAGCCCGCCGAAAAGCCGCCAATCGTCGCCGGTGGCTGGGATGGTGTCTCCACTCTTTACAAGGGAAACTACGCAGACGACGGATTGGTCTACACCATCCGAGTAGGCGAAACCATTTACGCCGCCGCCCGTGAAAAGGGCGTCACACTCGACCAGGCCCGAGCGTGGACCAACGCACTAGCGAACTCGAAGTATGCCGCCGGACAGCTTGCCAAGTCCGGCCCCGGGGCGTCTTACTGGGATGGTAGCGACCGCTACTTCGCCGGTTCAACATTCGCCACAAGTAACGTCGTAGCGAAGTTCGCCGCCGAAGACGCAAAGGTCGCCGCGTCGAAGCAAGCCGCCGCACAGCAAGCCATGAACGCCGCCGCCGAAGCCACCGACGCCGTCGAGCAACTCGACAAAATGCCGATGGTGGACGCGCTTGTAGAAGCGGCGGTCGCGCTCGAAGTAGCCGAAGCCGAAGTCGAGCGAACCACCACCGACCACGCCGAAGCAATCAAAGCCGCCGCCGAACAAATCCCGGTGATCGTTACAAACGTCGGTGCGGCCCTTAGCGGCGACGAAACCGCCGACAGTACCAAACCACTCGCCGGACTACTGAACGACCACCCCCGAGCCCGTAAGCGTGTTTACTACGCCTACGCCGCGCTCGCGTTGCTCGTATCAATGGGCCCCGACGTGGTCGTAGCGGGTATCCTCACCGACAGCGACACCCCCGGGTTCGTTGCTGGGGTTGCCTTGGCTAGTTCAATTCTCTTGAAGCTCGGAACCGCTTTTGGTTTCGTAGCCGCTTCCAATACCGCTAAGGCGAAGTAAGGGATGGAAGTGACCACGGACAGCAAACGAATCTTGGATAAGTTGGACGAGATAGGCAAGGGTGTAACTGTGTTACAAACCCAAATGCCCGCAGCGCAAGCGCTCGCCCACGACCAGGAAACACGGCTAAGGGCCGTCGAATTGCGTATGTGGGCGACCACCGGCGCATTGGGTTTGCTCGTGTTCGTGGTCCCCATCGGCCTACGCTACCTTCCCTATTTCTGATATTCCCCTACTCGCATACACCTACTACCAACT